ACATAATAATCTTTAGTGCTTGTTTAATCTTCTCACGACAAGGAGCTGGTGTCGAACTTTTTACTGCTTCAATACCCATAATCTTGAGTTGTGGTTCTTGATAACGAACACCTTCAACATCCCACGCATTGAGAATATATCTTTTCTTTGCAGTCCAGATACCTTTGTCTGCAATCACCTCACGCTTCATAAACATCTTTTGTTCAAATGCATTTACATAGGTAGCGAGATCCTGATAACTTTGGTCAATATACGGTTCAATTTTCTCTCTAGCAAGACGATCCAAGAAATCGACAATTTCTCTAGAGTCTTGCCCCTTTGGATAGAGTTTGTCAATGAGTCTGTCAAAAGCAATGTAAACTGAATCTGTGTCTGATGCAATGACGTAATCCATATCATCGGTTTTAAGAATTTGATTAAGATACTGATTAAGAGAGCGTTCAATCCATCGAATAGATAACTGACCAGAAGTGGTAATGGCCTCAGCGACCAACAAATCGTAGTAACGAAACCAACTATTACCAATGGCACCATAAGCACTATTAAGAGAAATCTTTTTGGCCATTTGGATATTATTGTATCTGGAAATGTCTTTAATAAGTTTAGGATCTTTTGTATTTTCATATTCCTGTTTAGACTCTAACAACAATCGTTTATACTTCACACGATCATCATATATACTTTGCATCAATTCTGGAAAAAACCCTCTTTTGTTCTTTTTGAACAACGCACCATTTGGTGTGAGAGTTACATTCTTCTTTTTCAATGACTGCATTATCGAGTCATCGATTTTTCCATCCAACATTTTATCTACGGTGATATCCTTTTCCTTGAAAGGGCAACCTATAAGTGTCTCTGGAGAAATGTTATATTGCATAATCAAATGTGGATACAGAGAGTTCAAGTCAAATGACATTACCCACTTGTGCATACCCACAATCGGGTCTTTTACATAAGCACCTTCATACTTCTCAAATTTTTCCTGCTTTATCTTTTGAGGAATCACGATATTCTTTTTACGCAAATGATTGTAAATTAGAATATCCCAATACTTAGTCGTTCCAAGAACGTCAATATAGTTAACCTTCGCATCATAAGCCATTGTCAAGCACAAGTCAATCAACTTCATCTTATCTTCGAGTTTATCAACCAGTTCAACGTCTGTTATATTATATTCTATAAAAGATTGGTAGTCCTTAATATACCATTCACTAAAAGTTTCATAAGGATTACCATCTTTACGTTCACCCAACTCGACAAATGCAATGTGGTCAAGTCGATAGGATTCTTGATTGATGTAAGTAAACTTACGATACAGGTCAAAGAAATCAAGATGAGCTATACCTTGAATGTCATACACCTGATGTGCCCTTCCCATCTTATAAACAGAACGAGAAAATACACCGCGCCATGGTGATAAACGTTTTAATTCATTCTCATCAAACTGATTCAGAATACGATTACACATATAAGGAATATCAAAGAACTCTGTGTTCCAACCTGTAATAACATCAGGCTTATGTTGCTCCCAGAATGTAAGAAAGGATTGCAGTAAGTGTTTCTCTGTGTCGCACTTGATATAGGAAACATCATCACGACTGTTTTCAAAATCACCGATACCCCAGACAACAATCTTTTTGTTCTGATGGTTCTTTATTGTAATTGATAATAGAGGATCATTTGCTTCCTCTGGTTTTGGAAACCCGTTTTCACATTCAACTTCGATATCAATTGTAACGATAAGTATTTCATCGATATTCCAAGACATCTCATTAGAATATTCGTCTGCGATATAGTTATATGCAAACTGAGTATTGCCATAAATTAAATGTGGCTGGTTTTTGTAACTTTCTACCCACGCTTTCGCATCTTTGATAGTGTCGTGTTTTATAGGAGCAACATACTTACCTTCAAGGGTCTTGTAGTTAGTCTCTTTTGCAACACGAGCATATAGTGTAGGTGAGTATTTAATCCTACGATCAATCCTTTCACCGTTTACAACTTCCCTCAGTAGAAGATTATTTCCCCACTGAGTAATATTAGTATAAAATCTCATTTATACATCATAACAAAAATAGGGGGCTATTGTCAACAACTTTCTACTGATGAAAGTCCTAGTTCTCCTTGTTCGTTCAACAACTTTGGATTTTGTAACGAACCTTTAAAATTGTTGTTCAATGTATTCAACTTATCTTCTGCATCTGCTAATTTTTCTACTTCTGTATCAACAGCTGCAACAATATCGGGATGTTCACCGATACCAACAGGGTTCTTTAGATATACATCAATGTTAGCCTTTGCAGACATAATTTCATATTCATATTTTTTTCTAAGTGCATCTACGATCATCAATTTTCTTCCTGTGGGTCATATATTAATTTATTTGTCAAGTGTATAAGGTGTGGTCACAACATATTTTCTTTGAGGATTGACCATAACATTAAGTCTATTCATTAAATCACGATTTAATAGTACATCTGTACCCATTCTACTTCTATCATCTAATCCAAATTGAACTTTACCATAATTAGTTCCAGCAAATTCAAATTCTAACTCTACTATATATCTATCGTCTTCTCCGGCTCCTGTAACAGAAGTGTAGTTGCCAACAAGTTTAGTTGTTATTGTTTTTCCATTAAGAGTAAAAGTAATTTTCTTACCATTAACCTTAACGTCTTCAGCATGAATGACTGATTTTATAGAATTACCAGTATCAAATTTAGCAATTAATTCTCCAAAAGGGTTTACCGTTACAATTTCTTCCCAACCAACTTCTAATGCCGAATATCTCCAAGTGTTTTTATTCTTAAAATGTTGAAGTATTTCTTTAATGATGTTTTTACCAGTTGCTTCTTCGATACCCTCTGTGCCAGGCGAACTATTTACTTCTAACACAAAAGTATCTTTACCATTTTTAATAAAATCTACAGCCGTCCATACTCCATTTACCGCTTTATCAGCACTAAGACATATAGTAATTTCTTCATCACTTAATTTATATTTTTTAACCTTTGCTCCTTGAGAAACATTCGACCTAAAATCTCCTTTTATCACCTCTCTACGCATTGCAGCTTGAATTTTACCACCCAATACAAGAACACGAACATCAAAGTCCGACTTAATATATGATTGTAGAAGTATTTCAGTAGTTTCATCTTGCTTCCAAAGCAACTGTAAAAGAGAACTAAGTTGCCGTTTAGATTCTATAAAGATAACACCAACACCTTTAGACCCACGCAATGTCTTCAATATTAATGGATATTCTTCCCCAATAATATCTAATGATGCTTGTAATGTATCTTCACTTTGCACCAATGCAGTCTTTGGTGTAGGAATACTAGCATCTGCTAATCGTAATGATGTCCAATACTTATCAGCACACATAGAAATTGTAGATCTTGAATTAATACAACAAATACCTAACTTTTCTAATTGAGAAACAAGATCCAACCCAGCATCTCTGGATGCGGTAGAACCTCTAATGATTGCTATAGTATCATCACGGGAAATTTCGAAACCTTCTTTATCGTCAGCATTAAAGGCTTTACCATCAACAATTTTTGCCTCTGATGCAAAAAGAACATAACATGGTATATCTACCTTTTTGCATTCATCTACAAATCTTTGAGCAGTATGAAATAAATCGTTATTATCAGGTTTTTCAGAAACCACAAGAATCCGATACTTTTCTTCCTTTGCTTCCGTTATGAAAGACTTGAACTGTTCCATTAGTCCTCTCGTTTTTTACCAATATTATATTTTGTTTCCAAAACCCATTCACTCTTTTCCTTAAAGGAAATAATTTTTATCTGACTTAGGGGAGCAATCGGTTCTGCGTTACTCATAAGTTCAACCAAGCCCCAATCATTTAACAAATTCGCAATCGTATTACGTCTTGCAATATCGTTCTCAGATAGGTTGGTTTGTTTTCCATCAAGTGCAAATAGTTCTTTAAAATGCACTATGTAATATCTTCCTTGTTTATGTAAGATATGACAGGACTGATATAATTTTTTTTCTTTTCTAGAAGCAACACCAATTCGAGAAAGGGTTTCTCGTATCTTCAAAAAGTCATCTGGTTCCTTCAATCCGACTTCTAGCATATGCTCCGGCGACCAGTTAATGCTATCCATTTTTTCCACCTTTATTCAAACTATTTTTAATAGTCTTTATCTGTTCATCGTTTAGTATTTCAAGAGCAGACTTAGCTTTTGCATTACTATATCCATAATACTCTTTCACATACTCAAGATTTGTTATCTTACTTGCTTTCATCCACGGCGTAAATCTTTTGCGTGGTCTGATACTATTTAGTAAAAAGTCAAACTGGAGTTTGTTGTCTAGATGATGGTGGATGTTTATCTCGTTCACCAACCCGATAGTATCAGGAAACGGTGCGAGACACTTGTTGACGATAAATGCTGGATACTTTTTCTCCCACATTGCATCTTCAGTATCCATGAGATTATCTTTTTTATGGTTTATAGAGTTAAGATAATCTTTTAGTTCATAACTCATGATTTAGTTTTAACCAACATTTCTGTAAGGTTATCTATTAAGACTAATTCAAAAGTTATTCCTTGTAAAGCTACTTGAGCCTGTATTTCTTTACACCGATTAACTAATGATTCAATTTTAACTTTTCCAGCTCTAGAAAGACTGGCATTATAATCATAGACTAACCAAAAATCTTTACCATAACAACCGCAAATTAAATTAAATAGACAATGAGATAATTTATCAAAATGCGATTCAGCATTTCCTAATTGTTTGCACTCGATATGTATCTTTCTATTAGGCACTGCAATTTCAAAATCACCCTCTCTTGACAATTCGAAGTGACAATAAAAAGTTGGTTTTGATATATATTCAATATTGTTTTCTCGTATTTTATGTTCCGTCAAATCTTCTAAAGCTTTACCAGACAGATTTGCAGACCTACCAGCAACAGGTCTGAAATCAGCGACAAATTGATTTCCAAACAAATCATTTCTAACATCGAGATTAGTTTTTATTCTCTCTGGTATTTCATTCGCATTTATGTGCATAATATAATTTCCTTCTATTTAAACTTCACCTGAGCCATGATTTCAGTCATACACGCAAGAAGATTTATTTCTTGATCTGCGACAAATGCCGACTTATAGGAATATTCAGCCAAGATAACAACAGCATGAGGAATCGTAGACTTATCAATATAGTCATAAAGAGAATCATAGATCCTACGATAAATGCGAACAGGGTCATTGTCCAAATTGTTGACAATCCACTTTCGTACATTTGTAAACTCTTGCCTTTTAAGCGCTTCCATGAGCTCACTGATATTTACCTCTGATAGATTAACAAGAATACCAGCATCAATTTGGCCTGATGCAGAGTATCTTTGAAGTTCGTTTAATATTCTTCTCCAATCAGGAAAGTATTTATTAAGAAGCTCTGCAACTGCCTTCTGATCAAACTTCACATTCTCATTAGATAGAATCATTTTAACACGACTGAAAAAATCAGTTGCAAGTTTTGGTTTTTCATTCTTTGCAATGATAAAATCCACCACACTACATCGAGAGTGCAGCGGTTCAATCAGACGATTCTTGTAGTTACAAGTTAGAATGAATCCACAGTTCTTGTGAAACTCTTCCATGAACCCACGCAGGGCTGGTTGAGTTGACTGTGGGTTTAAATAGTCTGCTTCATCGAGTATGATGTACTTACGTCCACCTTCAAGTGAAACAGTCGATGCAAAGTTTTTGATTTTAGTCCTGAGTACATCAATACCAGATTCCTCAGAACCATTTACCATCATCCATGTTGCACCAATTTCTTCAACCATTGCTTTCGCAACAGTAGTCTTACCTACGCCTGGGCCGCCAGACAAAATAAGATTTGGTATATGTTTGTTATTTACAAATTCAGAGAAAGATTCTTTCAGAGAGTTTGGTAAAATACACGCTTCAACGGTTATCGGGCGGTATTTCTCCACCCACAAAAAAGTTTCCATAATATAACATCCCCATTATTTAGATTGATCAACCACTTCTTTATTAGTAAGCAACTCGTCATAAGATGAAATATATGACTCCACAAATTCAGAGAACTCTATCATAGGCATATTCATTACTTCATCCCAGTTCCTAGCAAGAAACTCTGCAAGAGCCATTTTTGCATCAGAATCGCCAACATTTGATTTTTCTGTTGGTCGTGGCATTATTCAACTTCCTGATAAGATGATTCTGGTTCAAGAGCTATCCAATATTCGACTACGTTACCAGCTTGACTTTTGAAGTGACTGATATTTTCTGACGACACTTCAACATCATAATTTGTCGGCAACAGTTTTAGATTTTCAACTTTAAAAAAGAAGTTATACTCACCTTTACCGTCAACCTCTACG